CTTATTTATTTACAAATCCTTTATTCGGCATATCCTTTGGACGTTTTGCCACTTTAGAATCATTTGTTTCGGGTTTAAATCCTTCTTTCTTTGCCTTGTTTACCGATACCTCTGCATTTGGGTTTTTAGCATCAGGTTTTACACCTTTTGCCATATAGGTCTTACGCATCCAAAAATGATGGCAACCGCCACCGCCTTTGTATAACCAGATGTCATAGGTAGCCGCACCACCTAACCCCCATCCTGCATTCACAGATTGAGAACTCATTTGCTCAATATCTTCTTTTCGGTATATCTTTTTAGCAGATACCATTTTCTTGCAAAATTCACGGCTATTTGCCCCAACTTGTAAAGGTGCATATTGGTAACGCACTTTAAAGTTAGTTCCGTTAACTTCGCCATCTTGTTCGCTTTTTGCATTTGGTCTTGCAGAACCCGTAGAGGCTAAACCAATCATTTTGTCTAACGCTTCTTCTTGGTCGTAGTCTACTTCTCTTTCATCTACAAGTTCCCAATTTTCTAAATCTTCTTCTTCTCCAAACTCATTAAGAAGTTCAAACATCTTGTCATCATCAAAAGACGCTTCCTTAGACAATTTAACGCCTGTTTCTTCCTCTCTTGCCTCGTCTGTGATGGCATTGTCGGTTTCAATAAATTCAAGCGGTTGTGAGGTCTTAAAATACAGTTTTAAACTTATACCGTTTACCGCTAGTATTTGGTCAATGGCATCAATGATTAAATCTTGGTAAGGTTTTATAGTAACGTTTTGGAAAAGCAAAGAAGCTGTTTTAATTTCATCTGCGTTATTTCCTAGTCCGTTGTTTCCTGTCCTTATCCCTAATAATAAAGGCGAAGTAATACGGTGTGCAACCATTAACTTGTTGGAACATTCAGTACTTAAATACTCGTAGTGTGCAGGTGCATCGTTTAAGGGAATGTCATCTACTGTGGTTTTGCTTTCAGCGTTGTTATTAAAGGCAATAATTACCTTTTCACCTCTTGCCCCAGTTAGCTTATGCATTACATCGTTTTTAATTTGCATTTGCTTTTCACGGTCTGGAACACCATTATTGAAGTTCACTACTTTCGTGCCACTAAATCCGTTCTGTACATCATTAATAAGGTAGTCAGATACTTCATTTTCTAGTTCAGCGTAAGCCAATCCCCCCTGATAATCTACTGGACAATAATAGTCATAACCTGAAACGTATTTTTTGATAACACTTACTTCTGGTTCTTTTCCATTACCGAATCCAAAGGCTGCAATTCTTTTAGGTTTGTCTGCGGGTTTTATTTCTCCCCAATTGTGGAAATAGTAATAAGCCTCAATCTGTCCTTCTTCATTGCATTTTTCAGCACGTAGGGTTTGACGTGGGAAGTGTTCAGCCCTTACAACTCTACCATCCTTGTACAATACTTGAAAACTTGCCTCGCCTAGTAATTTAAGGTCTAACGATACCTTCTTTAAGCATTGGTTGTGGAATATAGAACGCATTGCAGCATATTCATCTGTTTTGGTGCTGCTATCTAAGGCATCCAGCCCCTTACCATAAATCATACCACTTACACCATTAATAATAGCGTTGTTTGTAGTAGAGTTTGTATAAAGGTCTATAAGGTATTGATAATAGTTGTTATCCGTTCCGTAGTTAACCCATTCCTTCTTTTTGTCCTCTGTAATCTGTGGACGGTTGTAAGTAGATAGGTTTATTACGTGAACCCCTCCTTTTGTATTATTATTTCTTGCCATTATAGGAATATAAATTCATTGTCTTGACTGTGTTCCGTGTATTCGTTATTATTTACGCTGTACGATGAAACAGATTGATTTGTACAAAATATTTTATCTCTGTATATTAGTTCGCTTCCTGCTTTTATTTCAAGGGTGTACATTGTGTCCTCCACTAAGCTAAAAGTGTCTGTATATTGGTAATAATAGTCAACTTCCGCAAAGGTCGTAGCTGTATCGCTAAATACCTCTGTGTTCGTTGTTTCGTTTTTTATTTTTATAGTGTACGTTGTTCCTGACACGTATGAACGTGGAATAAAACTAAACGTTTGGTCGCTATCTGATGTTTGAAGTACAATCATATATATACAATAAATGTTTATCTTTTTTGTTAAATATAAGGCATAAAAAAAGGGGCAATTAAGCCCCCTCATTTATTAATCCTAAATTAATTAGGCGTTTGTTCCTTCTGTAATCGTTGCAGTTGCAGAACTCATACCTGCGTATGGGTCAGCAGCCGTTGGACTAGCTAAGAATGCAGCAGGGCTAGTTTCCTGTGCAGCAAAAGTTAAAGTATAACCGTTTAGGTCGCCTAATGCTGTACCAGTTGCAATAGAACCCCCTGTCAAGTCAGCACCTTGCTCTTCTCCCATTAAGAATACATTACCATTGTAATCTTCAACCGCAATATGTGGTCTTCCGTAAGCCAATAGTTTTATTTCTTTGTGGTCTTCTTTTGATAGTTTTTTAAGTGTAATACTTAAAGTCTGCTCAAAGAAAGTTGTTCCGTTTTCACGTGATGAAGTTATACTTTGCTCAAAAGAGTTTGTTCCTTTAAGTTCATATTTAAACGCTGTAAATGTACCGCTTAAATCCGTAATCTCTTCATCTACTTTGGTGATAGTACCTAAATCACCGTAGTCCGTAAAGTAAACCGCTTTAATACCTCCAACGGCATCCAAACACGCTTCTTTACGTCCTCTAGTTAAATCACAAGCCATATTTTTTTGTATTAAAAAAGGGTAGATAGATAATAACCCACCTACCCTCTTTGATTATTAATTATTTATTCTTAGTTGGCAGAGTTGGTAATACCGTAAGTAACAATATCTTCAACAATTCCATACTGTACTCCTGCTGTGAATTTCATTACAACACGTACATTGTCAGAACCATCTAGGTCGCTCATATCCAAAACTTTCACTTCGTTGTGGTCGGCTAGTAATCCAGTTCCAAAGAACAAGTTTGATTTTTCGGCTGCAAGTGCAATATTATCCCCAAGCCCATTAGCTACAAATAATTTTACGCCATCGAAGGAAAGTGAACCATTGTTCCACCATTGTGTACCCATTGCATTAGTACCGTTAGCACCTAAGCCTGCTGCACCAAATCCACCCAAAGCACGAACGTATGCACGAGCAATGTTTTGAGAAACGTATACATTTAAATCATCACTTCCGTAAAGAGCAGATGGAATAGCATCTACAATTTTTCCTAGTTCCTCGATAACGTTAGCTGCTGTAACGGTTGCTCCTGCAACTTCTTGTGCTGCTGGTAAAGCTGCATCCGCTGCAATCAAAGTAGAGATTCCGTCAAATTGTCCACTTGTAGCGGTTGAACCAGCCCAGATGGAAGTTTCAGTTCTTTGAGCAACTTTAGCTGCAACGTGTGCAATTAAGAAGTCAGAGAAAGAACTTGGTAAGTCGTGGTGTGCAGAATATCCCATTGAGATAGCTTCCCAATCAGAAATAAAGTCTTTCTTACATAGTTGTAAGTTTACTTGTTGGTATTCTGGTTGTAAAATTCTTTCAGTAAGTGTAATTGTAGAAGTTGCATCGAAATCACAAGAAGCATCTTTTACTAAATCGTCAGTAGATACTTTTTTGATTACTTCTTTGAACTTTACGTTTGGTTTTACAGAATACCACCGTTTTCGATAGTAGAACCGCTTAATAATGCAGCCGAGATGTATTGTCCTGCAAACTCTCCTGCATAAGTAGTTGTAATGCTAGTAGTTGTAGCCATTTTTGTTTATTTATTAAATTTATTAAATTTTGAAAGAACTCTATCAAATGTAGTTGTTCCTTGTTTTTGCGAGTAAAGGTTTAACGCTCTATCTGCACTTGCTTCGGGGTTGTGGTTTACTCTTTCAACTTCTGAAAGTTCTTCCTTAACTTCCTCAACAATATTTTCAACCGCTTCATCAGCTAGTTTGTCAGCACTCATTTCTTCTTTTGGTTCAAGCATCGCTTTAATTTCTTCAACCATTTCTTTAATTTCTGACAATTCCGCTTTTGTTGCGTATTCCATTTCTTCTTCGGCAGCTTCTACTTGTTCAGCTTCAACCTCTTCTTCGGCTGGTGCTTCTTCTGCTGCTCCAATTGATGCAATGATTCCCTCTTCTTCAACAATCAATACTTGACCATCTTCTAAAGTGTAATCCCCAACTGGTAATGCTACCTTTTCATCTTCGGTAACAATGAATACTTCTTTACCTTCTGCGAACTCGTCCGCTTCGATAATAGTACCGTTTTCTAAATTAGCTTGCGCCAACTTAACTTCTTCCTCTTGAATAGAAAGTAGTTCTTTTGCTTTACTTAAAATTTCTGTCGCTTTCATATATGTATACAATTATATTTTTAGTGCGTTGTTATATATTTACAATTAATTATTTAAAGTTTTGTTATATTTTTACGGGCAAGTTCCTACTCCTGTCATTCCAATAGAACCTGCTATATTGTCATTTGTGTGTATAAGATAAAAATCTGCCGTTACAAAAGTTGTTAATGTAGAAGGGTCTTGAAGTATACAGGCATTATAAAAAAAACTTCCTGGAGATGAAGGAATATTAACGGAAAGTGTTATTACATTAGGGTAATTCGTTACTCCATTAACCGTTATAGGAAATGCTATATATTGGGAATTATATCTACTAACTAAAATATTGTCGGTTAATAAAGGGATATTATTATCGCCATCGTGTATACATTCTAAGTAACCCGAATTTATCCCTAATCCTGCGCTACAAACTTGACTTGTGGAAGTGTATGGATAGGCTCGATTAGGTTGAGTAGGTATAATATTAGAGGCATCTTTAACCCAAAACCTCTTAGCAACGGCTTGCGATACCGTTTGGCTACACGCTAACGTCTGACCAGAATTTAAATAACCACTAGGTACAGTAACATTAACCGTAACCGTTCGGGAAGTAGCCGTAAATACTGGGTTCTTATAAAAGGTCGTTGGACTAATGCTTGAAACCGTTCCTATATTAACGGTCGGTGTAGTAATATTTCCGAGCCAATCAATAGCTAGACCCGTAAAGGTTATATCGCTACAAGCTAAATTAAAGGCTACTCCTACTTGCGTTGCGGTAGTTGTACAAGCTAAAACACTCCCTGCATTATCATAACCACTAGGAACTGTAATATTTACATTTAAAGTTCTTAAAGTATCTTCGGTTGGGTCATCAAAATTAGCAGGGCTAGTCGATTCTATCGTGCCTATATCAATCGTAGGTAAGGTTATTACACCATCGTAAGAAACCGCAAAGCCAGTTATAGTAATATCACTACATTCTAACGTAGGTAAAATAGGCGCTTGCTGTTGTGCCGTTGTGGTACAAACAATACTTGCCCCTGTGTTTGTGTAGCTGGCGGGCACTTCTATTGTAACCGATAAAGTCCTTAATGTTTCTTGTGTAACCTCATCAAATGATGCAGGGCTAGTTGCTGTGATTGTACCTATGCTTGTAGTTGGCAAGGTTATTACTCCCGTATCACTTACCGCAAAACCAGTTAAAGTTAAATTATTACAAATCAACTCCGTTAGTCCGTTAATGTTCACCGTTGTTCCTGTCGAACCATCTTCAAAAGAGTAAGAACTAGAACCGCCACCAGTTAAACCCCCAATACCTTGCGAGTTACCATCGCAGCAATCTATTCTATATGTTCCATCTTCGCATTGACAACCTCTGCGACCACTTCTAGGGTAAGGTGTTCTTTCCATTAGCTAAGGCTTCCGTTTTGTGTTCGTTGTATAAAGTATTGTATATCCCAAATTTTAGCTCCTCCGCCGTGTGATTTAATCTTTAAGG